ATAATTCAAATTAATTGTCTATATTTGTGTTATGGAAAGAAATTATGAATTATTGAAGGAGGTATTATCTGTACCCACTAAAACTTATCAGGAAGAAAGAATGGTCCAATTTATTACAAATTGGTTGACCGAAAACAATATTCCTTTCTATGTTGATGAAATGTCAAACATTTATGCAACAAAACAAACTGATGAAGATATATTGTATTTCCCGTGTGTAATCGCACATACCGATACGGTACATAACATTGACACCATTAACGTTTTTGAAGAGATGTTACCTGATGCTCAGGGAAATATCAAATTATCATTAAAAGCGTATAACGACAATGATGAACCAACAGGTATTGGTGGTGACGATAAATGTGGTGTTTACGGTTGTTTGGAATTGTTAAATGAATTACCAAACTTAAAAGCCGCATTTTTTGTGTCTGAAGAAACAGGTTGTAAAGGTTCATTTAAAGCCGATCCTGAGTTCTTTACTAATGTTGGTTATGGGATCCAATTTGATGCCCCTGAGAACAATATGATTTCTGAGTTCTTAATGGGAAGAAGTATGTTTGATCGTGATAGTAAATTCTTTGAAGTTGGTGGACGATTGATTACGGAACATTTCCCATCTGACACTAAATATCACAAACATCCTTACACAGACATTTATCCTATTAGAACGATGTTTAACATCCCGTGTTTCAATATCTCTATCGGATACTACAACTATCACACAAGAAACGAATACGTGGTAGTAGAGGACACTTACAACGGTATTAAAGTTGGTAAGATGATGATTGAGGAGTTAGGTTACGAAAAACACTAAATAAAAAAAGGGAGATTATTCTCCCTTTTTCTTTCTTACCTTTTTCTTAGGTTCTTCTTTTATTCTTTCTTCAATGTCAATGATCTGTTCATCATTTTCTGTTTTTACAAATAACATATATTCTTTATCTTCACTAACTTCACCCGTTAGAATTTTTTCAGAAATTAAATCTTCTATTTTATTTTGAATTGCTCTTTTAATAGGTCTTGCACCGAATACCTCATCGAAACCAACTTTAGAAATTAAATCAATTACTGAGTTTTCATAGGTGAAATAATATTTCATAGAATGTAATCTTTTAACTAAAATATCAATTTCCAACTTAACAATTTTATCGATGTTTTCTTTATTCAAGGAGTTAAAAATAACAACATCATCAATTCTATTTAAGAATTCAGGTGCGAAAAATTTACTAAGTTCTTTTTTAAGAATGTCTCTTTTTTGTTCTTCCTGAACAACATCACTTGAGTTGCTTGATTTGAAACCCATTCCTGTACCAAAATCCTGTAATTTTTTAACCCCAATATTAGAAGTCATGATGATCAAACAATTCTTAAAATTAATCTTTCTTCCTAACCCATCAGTTAAATGTCCGTCATCTAACATTTGTAGTAATGTTGAGAATATGTCTTTATTTGCCTTTTCGATTTCATCAAATAAAATAACACAATATGGTTTGTTTTTAACTTGTTCTGTAAGTTGACCACCTTCTTCTTGACCTACGTATCCTGGAGGGGATCCAATCAATCTTGAAATTGTGTGTTTCTCTTGGTATTCAGACATATCCACACGGATAAGACTATCCGCACTTCCAAAAATTTCTTTAGCCAATTGTTTTGCCAAGAATGTTTTACCAACACCTGTGGATCCTAAGAAGATAAATGAACCTATTGGTCTATTAGGATCCTTAATCCCAACACGATTTCGTCTAATTGATTTAGAAATCTTACCAACCGCATCTTCTTGACCAATAACATTAGTATTTAATGTTGATTCCAAATTAACTAAAGAGTTTTTCTCATCAATATTAATTTTACTTACAGGTATTTTAGTCATATTTGAAACTACCTCATAAATTATATCTTCTGGAATACCACGTTTACTTGTTTTAAGTTCATCGTCAAATTTTTTATTTTCACTTTCCAACTCAGTCAATATTCTACGTTCTTTATCACGTAATTCAGCCGCTTGTTCATAGTTTTGTTTTTTAATGACATCCACTTTTTCTTTTTTAATATCATGGGCTTCCTGTTTTAATTTCTCAATAATTTCAGGAAGTTTAATATCAATTTGCATTCTTGACCCAACCTCATCTAAAATATCAAACGCTTTATCAGGGAATTCACGATCTGTAATATAACGATCTGCCAATTCCACACATAATAACAAAGCCTCATCGGTGTAAAAAACTTTGTGGTGTTCCTCGTACTTACCCTTACTTTGTTTAAGGATTTGGAATGTTTCTTCCTTTGTTGAAGGATCTACAACTATCTTTTGAAATCTTCTTTCTAACGCACCATCCTTTTCAAAATGTCTACGATATTCATCTAAAGTTGTTGCCCCAATACATTGTATTTCACCACGAGATAATGCCGGTTTGAATATGTTAGACGCATCTAATGAACCTGAACTATTACCCGCACCAACCATTGTGTGAATCTCGTCAATAAAAATAATGATATTTGGAGATGTTTGAAGTTCCTCAATGATAATCTTCATTCTTTCTTCAAATTGACCTCTATATTTTGTACCCGCAACTATAGAGTTAATATCTAAAGATACAATCCTTTTGTCTGACAAATTTTTAGGACACTCTCCATTATGTATCATCATTGCAAGACCCTCAACAATCGCAGTTTTACCAGCACCTGGTTCACCAATGATTATTGGGTTATTTTTCTTTCTACGAGATAATACTTGGGCAATTCTAAAAATTTCTTTTTCACGACCAATGACAGGATCTAATTTTCCTTCACTTGCCAATTTATTTAAATCCTTACTAAAGTTGTCTAACACTGGTGTTCCCCCATCAGTTTTCTTATTAGACTTAGAACCTTCGTCCATAAATTCAATCATATCTTTTTGTTTTATTAAAAAATAGTAAACCAATATTAAAAAGTATACCTTTTGACAAATTGTCACACTAAAAAGATATTAACTGACAATTTGTCATACATTAACCAAAAAAACTAAAAGTGTGTATTTTTTATTTTATAGAAATATATTTAAAATAAAAATATTATGGCAATCTTAAAAGAAGAATACGTAGGTACAAAAATATTGAACGAGGTTCAATCGTCTAATGTTGTAAGAAGTGAATATGATACCGCAACAAAAAAATTAATTGTGGAATTTAAAAATGGTATTAAGTATGAATATGATAATGTACCTCACCAATCATACACTGAATTTAGAGCCGCTCCATCTCAGGGTAATTACTTTAATTTACAAATAGCTAAAAAATACAAGTTTAAGAAATTAGGTTAATTTATAATAACGTTGTATTTATATATAATGGATAGTGAATTAATTAAAAGTTTTAAAATACAAGATGATCTTAACCCAAAAGTTTGGGAAAAAGATGGTAATGAATTTAAAATGAAATCTCAGGTTAGAGATAGATTACTTGAGATTGCGTACCAATTTATAGATTTTTTGGGTGTTGATATTGTTGTAACGGATATTATCCTTACAGGATCATTATCTAATTACAATTGGTCAAAATATTCTGACTTCGATTTACATATTGTTGCGGACTTTAATCAGTATCCTGAGAATCAAATAGAGCTTTATGAAAAACTTTTTAATTTAAAGAAAATGTTATTCAATCAAAAACACGACATTACAATTTTTAATTATGAAGTTGAACTATATGTTCAGAATGAATCCGAAACACACTTTAGTAGTGGTGTTTATTCTGTATTGTTTGATGAGTGGTCAAATGAACCAAAAAAAGAAGACGTTTCAATAGATAAAGAGTTGTTAAATCAAAAATCAAAACAATGGATGAACGTTATTGACGAGTTAATAGATTCAATCCAAGACGATGATATTGAGACCGCCAAAGAAATGATTCAAAAATATAAGGACAAATTAAAAAAATATAGAACTTGTGGATTAGAAAAAAATGGAGAGTTCTCAACAGAAAACTTGGTCTTTAAAATTTTAAGAAGAAATGGTTATATAGAAAAACTCCATGATTTGTCATCTAAAATAATAGACGACAAATTATCCATGAAACAATAATTTAACAAATCAACAAAATAAACTTATTTATCGCTATATTTATATAGAAAAAATAATATTTTAAAAAACAAATATACTATGGGAGGATTAAAACCTATTGGAAGTGAAAAATTAGAAGGTATGGACAAAATCCGTAGAATTATGGAAATTGCTAGATACAATGAAAATATACCAACGCCAGTAAATGAAGACAAATCATCTGAATATAAATTGTCTTTGGCTGACGGTAAAACATATGAAATAATTAAAGAAAGACAAGGTTATATTATTAAACAAAATATCTCTGAATCAGTTTCTGATTATATCGCACCTATGAAAAATAGGAAATATTATTCTTCTTATTCTCAAGCATTGAAAAAAATGAACTTGATGGCAAGAGAGTTTAATCAAATACATGGTAACGACGGTGGTACTTCTCTCTTCGAACAAGAGGGCGAAAAAAAAAAGGACACTAAATACGTAATCCCTGTATCTAAAAAAACTGAAGTTACACCTACTGAACCTGTTGTGGGGACAGAACCAACTGTGGCACCTGTCGCTCCCGTTGCACCTGTAACTCCTGCAGTTCCTGCGGTTCCTGCCGTTGCACCTGTTGCAACAACACCAACGACACCTGTCACACCACAACCAATGGAAGAACAAGGTGATCCTGCGTTGTTACCTGCACCCGCACCTGATCCAAACGCAGTACCCGCACCTGATCCAAACGCAGTACCCGCACCTGATCCAAACGCAGTACCGGCACCTGAAGAAGTTCCTGTACCTGAAGAAGAACCAATGTCTGACGAAGATATGGGAGGTAACGAGGAAGAAGTTACATTCAAAACAATTCAAAAACTTACAGGTAAATTAGCTCAAAAAATCAGAACATATTCTGGTGAAGAAGAAATGAGTTCTAATAACACAAAATATGTTATTAATTCAATTTTATCGGCACTTGATTTAACAACTTTAGAAGAGGATGATGTTGAAGATATTATTTCAAGATTAGAGGGTGAAGAAGAGGAAGTTGATAATGAAGAAGGAATGGAAGGTGAAGAAATGGATACCGAAGGTGAAGGAATGGAAGGTGAAGTTACAGAACCTGAAGCTGAAGTAGGGGAAGGTTATGACAACTTTGGAGGAGCATTTAATGATTATCTTGGGGCGGCATACTCATCAAAAATGTCAGACAATTTAATGAATGAATTTGATGATGAAGACGATGATATTGAGTATTTTGAAGAATGTCATGAATGTCATGGTAGGGGGTGTGTGGAATGTGAATATGAAGGACATATACCATTGAGAGATGAATTTAGTAATAACAAAAATAATTATGATTACCCAAAACACGGATCAAGAGGGAAAATTAGAAGATATGATGATGAAGAAACATTTGAAGATCTTTTCACCGAGTCTAAAGTAGATAAAATCATTTCAAACTATTTCGCAGTTGACAAAAATGAAAAATTAATAAAAGAACAAAAACAACAACAAACTTTAAGAAAAATAAACGAAAAAGAAGTTTATAGATTATCAGAAACTATAAAACAAGAAAGATCTTCTTTGAAGTTTATGGAAAATAATCCGAAAGCAATTTTAGTTGGTGCTACCGTTAAGAAAAATTTAGTATTTAAAGACGGTATTAATGAATTTAGAATAACAACAAACGGAGAAGTTATATGAATAATTTAATTTACATAAATGGTATGGGTCCCAATTATAAGGGAGACAATCTTTATGAATTTATATTTTCAGACACTTTAGAGGTTTGGGGTGAAAATTGGGAATCAAAACCAGCAAATGGTTACCCACTTCCTCCCGATGTTGAATATATTAAACGAGTTGGGGTTTTAACTAACGGAGAGATAACATTGGAGTTGGTACAAGACTCTGATGTTTTTTCAGTTATAGACTCAATGGATGGTGTGTTAGCGTTAGGGTGGGAAAAAGAGAATAACAATGTTGATTTCTCAATCGTCAAAAGATTAGTATTTAAATTTGGTGATTCAGAACAAGACGTAAAAGATAAACTATATGAACGAGATATCGTTCTTGAATTTGAAAAAAAAGTGGTATATGAAAACTAAAGATCACGTTTTAAACTTATTATCTCACGGGTTTAAATTTGACACCGTTGCAAGATTAAATGAAGCGCAGGTAAGAGTGTTATCTGAGAAAATTTCTAAAGAGGAAAGTAAGGAACAAGTCACAAAAAAAGTGGCAACAACTTATGAGATTTCTCCTGAAACCGCAAAAACAACAGGAGCCGATATTGGTAATGTTAATATAAAAGTTGACCCAACTGGAATGGTTAAAGCGACTGAAATTGGAGAAGACGCAACATTAGATGTTGTTAACGATCCAGACGCTACCGAAGATGGTATGGGTATTTTTGAAAAGTTTGAATCAAAGTCACAACAAAGATTGTTTTATGCAAGATGTGGTAATGGTAAAACAAAAACAGAAAAAAAATGGTGTAAATGGGCAAAAGAATCTTCTAAAAAAACCGACTATGAAACAACACCTGAGAAAAAAGAAAAAAATGAATCTGATGAAAAATTCATAGAAGAAAGTATCGTTAGATTGATTGAAAAAAATATTAGTCCTAGAATGAGTAAAGGTGATTTAATTCGTACTATTAATGAAAAATCACAAGAGTCGTCTATGATATTGAGAAACCCATTAAAAAATACTATGTTTTCAAAAGAATCAGGAATTGAAATGAAACGTATGAAAAGACCAACAATGGGAATGCCAGTTATGGGAACAATGGAAGAAAATACCAAAGAAAAAGAAGCTCCAACAAAAGAACCTGGAATTAAAACACCACCAAAAAGAAGAGACAATCCATTTAAGAATCCAAACCCTGGTACAAAAGAAAAACCAAGAGGACAAATAAAAACTAAGGACGAAATGAAAAAAGATTTTATTGGATTAATTAAACAGGCTTTAACTAAATAATAATGAAAGAGAAATATATACAACATTTAATTAATAAGGTTATTAAAGAAGCACCTGTTGATTATGGGGATTATCCAGAAAGAATGGATCCAAAAACTCAAAGTAATATTGAGAATCCTGAAAAAAACTTATATGGTAAAAATAAAGCCTTTAGAGGTGGTACGTCTGATGTTGAAAAAATAACATCAAAACGATTTAAAGATATTGTAGATTACGTTAAACGTTATTATGGTATGGTTGATGATCAAGGTAGACCAAATAAGGGTATTAATATTACTGACCCAAGAGTTAAACACGGTATTCAAGTTGAACAATTGAATGCAGTAAGAGAAGTTATGGGAATTGAATCACCTAAAAAAAACGAATTAAAAGATTTAGCCTTAGAAATTTCAGCTAAAGAAGAAGGTTGGTTACCATATAGTAAAACTTTGGAAGATGCAATGGATGAGGGATTGATTGAAAAAGAACCATCAAACGGAGCTGGAACAAAGTATAAATTTGAATTTATTAACGTTGAGGTATTTTTAAACGAAAAAAGAATTAACCCTAACGAATTCCAAATGGAAAAGGAAGAGGAGCCTGAATTTGAAATTCCTTCAAATTTCTCGTTTGATGTTGATGAGTTAACTCCACAAGAAGAATTCCAACTTGAGGTTGAAAAAAGAAATGTTATTAACGCAATTATTCAAGGTAAAGGTAAAAAAGGTCAATTTGCTTTCCAAGCATTTAAAGATAGATTAGATGAAATTGATCCTCGTTTATACCCACTTTATAATAAAATTATGTCGGCAAATGACTTAATGTATTTTACCGATGAGGATTTAATTGAAGCTATGGGTGGTAGTGCCGCTGGATCATCAGGTGTTGATGAAGATGGTGAAGATGAAGACAAAGACTTAGTTATTGCAAATGGTGTTATATTTCCTATTTTATTACATGAGTTAGTTAAAGGTTTTGCCGCAATACCAACAAGAGAACAATGGAGAGGTATGGAACCAGGAAAAGCTCAAGATGTGATGGGACAAACAGATGTATTTTCAAATGAACCAATGCAATTTAGAGTAGGTGGAGAATTAATCACAAAATTAAGATTCCTTTTACCTGACGATTTAACGATAAATATTGAAAATAGAGATTTATTACCATTCTTTGAAAGATTACTTTATGCAGTTCCTGCTGAAGAATTCTTAAAAGAAATTATGGCTAATGTTGTTTCTGAAGACCCAAGAGATAATGATAAAGCAAAACGAAAATTCAACGAATTATTAGTTAAGGCGAAAGAAGATTACAAAAAATATAAAGGTGATGGGGATGATGAAGACTATGAAGATGAGGATGAAGATGATGATATCTTATCTAAATTAGGTTTCTAATTTAAACTACAAATACTTAAAACCCCCTTTTATTAAAATAACTGGGGGTTTTGATATTTATATAGAAATGTCTTATGGGTTTAACTAAAGAACAGGTAATGTTGGAATATGTGAAGTGTATGAAAGATACTCCATACGCATTAAAAACATATCTACAAACATACGATAACACCGTTTCAAAATACGTACCATTGGAGTTATTTCCCGATCAGATATCATTATTAAATGACTATGAAAATTATGAGGAAAATATTGCATTAAAGTATCGTCAGGCGGGTGTATCTACGGTAACAGGTGCGTGGATATCAAAGAGATTGGTATTTGCCAAAAAAACACAACCTGAGAAAATTCTTATTATTGCCAACAAATTGGATACATCTATGGAGATGGCGAATAAGATACGAGCTTTCGTGGACCAATGGCCAAGTTGGGTTGGTGCGGGATTCTCTAACGATAAAAATTCACAAAAACATTATAAATTAACAAATGGGTCTGAGGTAAAGGCGGTTGCAACATCAAAAGATGCCTTGCGTGGTTTTACCCCTACAATTCTTGTATTTGATGAGGCCGCGTTTATTGAAGCCGACAGTGACTTTTGGGCTGCTTGTATGGCATCCTTATCCACAGGGGGTAAGGTAATTGTGGTTTCAACACCAAATGGTTATGACCCAATTTATTATGAAATATATGATCAGGCATTAAAAGGAATGAATAACTTCAAAATCTCTGAGATGTTTTGGTATAGAGATCCAAGATACTCAAAAGATTTATTTTTAGTCCCAACTGAAGATTTAGTTAAATATCTTCTTAATAAAGAAGAACATGATGAGAGTAAGCACATATCATTTGCTCACATTGACCCATTTAAAAGGGATTATAACGAATTAGACTCATATTTCAAGAAAGGATATAAACCATGTTCTACTTGGTATGAGAAAATGGTTAAAAAACTTAAATACGATAAGAGAAAGATTAACCAAGAGTTAAATTGTGAATTTTTAGGTTCGGGTGATAACGTATTTGAAAATACGCAATTAGAATATATTAAAAATAACACCCTTATGGACCCAACAGGTAAATTAATGGGTAATTCATTATGGATGTGGAAAGAACCAATACCTGAACATAAATACATTATGGGTGTTGACGTTTCTCGTGGAGATAGTGAAGACTTTTCTTCCATACAAATTATTGATTTTGACGATAGAGAACAAGTATTTGAATATGTTGGAAAAATTCCACCTGATGCTCTTGCTGAAATCGCATATAAATGGGGGATGATGTATAACGCATTCATTGTTGTGGATATAACTGGTGGTATGGGAATTACCACCGTAAGAAAACTACAAGAACTTGGATATAAAAATTTATACATTGAGGGAATTGATTCTACAAGTATATGGTCATACAATGCAAAATTGGCGGATAAAATACCGGGATTAAACTTTAACAATAAACGTGTGCAGATTATTGCGGCATTTGAGGAATATGTAAGACATAAGTTTAAGATACGTAGTGTAAGGTTATATAACGAAATGAACACCTTTATTTACCTTAATGGTAGACCTGACCACCAAAGAGGTCAACATGATGACCTTATTATGGGAATTTCTATGGCAATATATGTTGGGGAGTCATCTTTTAATAAATTAGAAAAGGTTGTTGAAAGAACAAAAATAATGTTAGAATCTTGGACGGTAGTTAATGATAACACGGCAAGACAACAAACACATTTTGATCCAGTTATTCCAAATAATAATGTAAGAAATGACAGATGGTCAAGAGATGCAGGTCCATCTAAAGATGATTATATTAAATATAATTGGTTATTTGGTAATAGATAATATTTATAGATATGGGACTTACTACAAGAAAAAAATCAGGGAATATAATTGGAGGATCACGACTTGTGGTTCCCGGTCAACCTATTTATAATGTAAAAGTAAATGATCCGTCATTTAATAGTAAGGGGGATAAAAGTAATGGTAAACAACCTAATACCACAAATAATACTGATAAAAAGTAAAATGAGTGAAATGTTTAGTATTGACAAAAAATTATTAGATTTTTAATATGGAGCAAAATAATAATAATAACATGAATAATTTAACGATATGGCAGAGGTTATCAAAGACTTTTGGTCCTAACTCGTTATTAGGGATGGATTATCCAACATATAAGTTGGACAAACAAGTCCTTCTTAAAACTACTGATAAGAAAGAGTACGAAAAAGAAAAACTACAATATCAACAATCAGTATTTTTAAATAATCAATGGGCAAAAATTGAAAACAATTTATATACTCAAGCAATTTATTATGAACCAAATAGAATTGCGTCATTCTATGATTATGAATCAATGGAATTTACACCTGAGATTTCTACGGCATTAGACATTTACTCTGAAGAATCTACCACACCTAATCAGGATGGTTATTTATTACAAATTTACTCCGAATCAAAAAGAATTAAAAGTATCTTGGTTGATTTATTTGTTAACAACTTAGATATTAATACTAACTTACCTATGTGGGTTAGAAATACTTGTAAATATGGCGACAACTTTGTTTACCTTAAATTAGATACCGAAAAAGGTGTTACGGGATGTATCCAATTACCTAATATTGAAATTGAAAGATTAGAGAGGGGTATGGAATCAAGAACGGTAAATGCAACACCAAACCCAAATGACAAAGGTCTAAGATTCAATTGGAAAGTAAAAGACATGGAATTTAATACTTGGGAAATTGCACACTTTAGATTACTTGGTGATGATAGAAAATTACCTTATGGTACATCAATGTTAGAAAAGGCTCGTCGTATTTGGAAACAATTGGTATTGGCTGAAGACGCAATGTTAATCTATAGAACATCAAGAGCACCTGAAAGACGAGTTTTCAAAGTGTTTGTTGGTAACATGGATGACAAAGATGTTGAGGCATATGTACAACGTGTTGCAAACAAGTTTAAAAGAGAACAAGTTGTGGATAGTAAAACAGGTAATGTAGATCTACGTTTCAATCAAATGGCGGTAGATCAAGATTATTTTGTTCCTGTTCGTGATGTGGCTCAAACAATGCCTATTGAGACATTGGCGGGAGCAACAAACTTATCGGAAATTGCAGATATAGAATATATTCAAAAGAAATTATTAACCGCACTTAGGATTCCAAAAGCGTATTTAGGTTTTGAAGAAGTTCTTGGCGATGGTAAAAATCTATCTTTATTGGACATTAGATTTGCAAGAACAATCAATAAAATACAAAAGGCAATTATTGCCGAATTAAATAAAATTGCAATCATTCACCTATTCTTATTAGGATTTGAGGATGAATTACACAACT